TTAAGGCAGAGCATCAGGGAATGGGTCGTCTGTAATCCAAGAGATTACAGGCATACGCATATAGTCCATATCCGCCGTTGGCACTTTATCCCTGAATCTCAACTCGATATAAGCTCTATCACCTATACTAGCAACATACACAGTAGCAATCTCATCACCGTCATCGCTATAGAATGGGAGCATAACAGGGATGCTAGTGCGAAAGCCGAATGGTATTTTGTTATTAGGTAGAATATCCATTCTTTTTGCGTGGTTTTTTCGTGTAAATTTAGAATTACTGCTCCCGTAAAAGGAGATGGTGTCCCAACGACCTTTACTGAAAGAGCACTCAACTGTATTGTTCACTCGTCTTAGGGTTATACTTCCCTCTTTAATATTCACACTATCTCTACTCATTCGTCTAGAGCCAGTGTCGCCAGAAATAACAACCCATTTATTATTCTGCTTCTGCCACAAGTACGCCCCAACGCCTGCACCGTTTGTTGAATTATAAAGGGTTCCGTTTGGCTCGTTACCTTTAATCTTATTTGCAACGCCATTTAATACGTCGCCTGTTGTGTCAGGTTTATCTGGCCTACCATTTCCAGTAATTATCATTGAATCACTAGATTGACTGCCGCGGCCACCCTCTGGAATTTTCTTTTCAATTCGCTTAATTTCAGTTCCCATGAATTCAGCGAATGCTGATATATTCGCTTGAAATGCCATTATTTATTGTAACCTCGATTGTAAGCTTCTGTTAAATTCACGCTATCTAGAGCAGTGAATTTCTGGTTGAGTGTAGTCAATGCTTCATTGACTTGTGAGATTTTCTGAATAAGTTTATTCAGGCCATCTTCACCTGTTTTCATCCCATTTAACGCATCAGCTAATTCTTTGATAGTGTCTAATTCAGCCGCTACGTTACCACCTAAGATTTCGCTTTTTGCGTCTGTCTTAGCCTGGTTTACAAGCTCAAGGATTTTCTTAGCGGATAAGGTTGAAGTATCATTAGTTGCACTATCATTAATTCCTGCCGCACTACCTGATAAACTTTTGATGGATTGAAATAATTCATTGATTGCGCCAACAAGATTTGTTTTTTCTGTCGTGCTTAACATTGTTAGGTTTCCGATAAGTTTAGTAATTTCCTTATCTTTCTCACCTACGAATTCGGCAAATGCTGTGAGGGTTTGGTGAAATTCTTGTGCTGCCATCTTATAAGGCTCCTATTTTATAAAAAGTAATTAATTCTTCGATAGTTGGGATTTTTTGGTCGCACTGTCCGTCATCAAGTTTAACAATCTCGACCTTTTCAATTACCACCTCAATATCTTGAGGCGGTTCAATAATTGCTACTAATTCATCTTTACACATCATCTTCATTCGGTTGCGGTGTGACATCGCCCTCTAGTTTAAAAAGTGCGTTTCTAATCACCGTTTTAACCGCCCCCGTATTTGATATTGTTTGCAAGTCGTAGTTTGCCTCTGACCAAATTGCGTATTTAGTTAAATCATGATTAAACTTAAGTAAAATTACGCCATTCTCTGCATCTAAGACTTTAATGGTTTCATCTGTGCTAGATAGAGAAATTACAGTGTGACTTCTAACTTTAGCCCATAAGTCTAACCGCTTAACATTGGTTAGGTCGTATGGTTTAAGTTCATCGTTTTGCTGTCTCTCATATATCCGCACTTTTCGCTCTTCATCATCTCCACGATAAAGAACAATGTCGGTGTCTGACATTTAAGCCCCCTTACGCATTTGACTGAATCGTTTATCGTGCTGTCTGCCTTTTAGCTCGCTTTCGTATGAATCTTTGCAGTGGTTCTTGTCAAAGAATAGGAAGTTAATCACCCTATGAATAATTACCCATTGTTTCTTTGGCTCAGAAACTAAAATCGCACCTCGATAGGTGCGACTTGACAATGTTTCGTCTGCTGCGCCACCTGTTAAGGCGTTGAATAGTTGGTCGATAGCAATGATGTTGTGATATAGGTATTGTTTAAGCTTGCTGTTCATTCAAATGCTCCTGATAGGTTTTACTCCAACCAGTTGACCAGTTGTAATCAGTCGGATTTTCTGATTGCTCAAGCAATACTTTGTGCATGTAGGCGTTCTCATACATTTTTTCTTTAAGCGTTTTCACCGCGTTCCATACTGCTTTGAATTCTTCAAAATGGATAACTTGTGCAGTGTTATCTGCACAAATTAATGTGTAAGTATTGTTTTTTCCGTTTAAGTCAAAATCAGCCTTGATTTCAACCAAAGTACTGCGGCCCTTGTCATCTGTGTCAACCCATTTATTGATTTCAGGCACAAACACGCCGCCATTTACGCACTCATCGCGTTTAGCGTTGATTTGTGCGCGAATTTCTGCCCGCTGTTTGATTAGAAGTTCAGCTTGCTTTTCTTTTGAAATAATCCATTGTAGTGTGTCGAGATTTAATTCATGCGCATCGCTTGGTTGAGGCTCAATTAGCACTGGCGCACCTTGCTTGTTGGCAATGATTTGTTTTCCTGAAGATTGCCCATCTAATAAAGTGCGGTATGTTTCGTCCGAAATTTCTATTAATCCGCTAGTGATTTCATGAATACCGTCAATATAAAACCCGTTCGTTTTTTTGTCGTAAAAATACATTTTTAAACCTCATTAACATCCAATAGCAAACCAATCTGCCGATGTATCAATAGGCGAAGTGGAATTAATTTTAAATGTGAATTTTGAATTAGTTACATTAAGCGCTGCCAAGTGTGTGGCATTATTGGCTACTGTCCGCATCTGATTCTCCGTCAACTGAATATTTAAAACCTTATTCGGAAAGACTATCGGAAAGACTATATTGGTACTATTTTCATCATGAATTACAGGTGTTTTGCCCCATTGAATAATTAAACCGCTAGGCAGTCTTGTCCATCCTGTGCCACCTAATGAGTGCGAATATCCTTGTTCCGATGCGTTTGGCCATCTCGTAGCGTATGCAGGCTTATCCGATATTTTACTCCATGGTGTTTGTCTATCTTCAACCCAGCTTCTATATGCTACCGTGTCGCCATTATCACCAATTGTCGGGAACGCTAAGAAAACTGTCGAATCACCGTTATATTTCATGTTAAAGCGGCGATTTGTTGTATTGTGAGACTCAGGGTGAACCTCTAATTCCCAAACACCTCTTTGCGTGCCAAATTGAAGTTTACTCCAGTTGCCATTCTGACCATTAATTCTTAAATCGCCGTCAATCGTATCGCCACGATTAGACACTCGACCGTTTGCATTGGTGTTTGCATTATCGGCAGAACGCTGTGCGTTATTTGCTCTCGATACTCCATCATTCGCTGTGCGTTGTGCATTATCTGCCGCGGTCTTTGCTTCAACTCCTTTGTCGTAAGCCATTTTTACAGATTTAGGCGTTGCTGATTTTGTTTCATCATTGCTATTTATAGAGGTTAAGAGTTGAGTAACACCTCTCCCTGTTATCGTTGCAACACCAAGCTCTGATTGAGTAAATCCCCAGCGTTGCCAATCACTAGATTGAGCTTCATCAGGTTTCTTATTTGTGTTAGCTCTTTTCGCTTTATAGGTTAAGTTTTTGTATTGGACAAGCGCACCCTCTGGATAGGATTGCGTTGCCGACCATTCAGATAATCCACGTTGAAACAGATAACCAAACTTCTCATCTGTTCGCTTGAAAAGGAAGTTAAACCACTCCATAGGAGGAATGCCACCTGTCTGGTCGAATGAAATACCCCAGCCTCGACCAATATCGGGAAAGTTACTCACCTCACCCTGTCTAGCACTCGATGCGAATACGTTTTCGTCAGGTTTGTTATATATCGCCATAGAATCCTCTATTTGATTTCAAAAATAATTTTAGTGCCTGCTTGTCTTGGAATTATGTCTAAATTCCGAACAGCAAACGTTGAGAATTGAGTTAGTTTCTTTTTAGGAACTTTGACGGAAACAGTCATGTTTAAGTTATCCGTTACTTTGCAACCATCACCGAAAACAAACTGACAAGCCTCGATAATATTTGGAACTGTGCCGAGTTGGTAGTTCTTGATAACCCTACACTTAATCAAGAACCGATAATCATCATCTGATAACCTAACCGAATCAGCTAACGGGTCTCTTAATCTGTACCATTGCCCACCACCATCAAACTCTTTACTGAATCCGAGTGCATTTTTCGCATTTTTAAATCCGAAAAACTGTCTCAAAGTATAGCCATTAACAATTCTTGACTGACCAACGTGCTTCCCAACCAAATCCAATTGGTCGCCCGTTGCTGTTTCAATACTTAAAACATCTTGAATTCGATATAAATCAATAAAACTTTGAGCAAATTCATCTTCAATCATTTTGATTGTGGCTAGAGCTTTAGGCTTGCCTTGATACTGCCATATGAGCAAATCTGAATAAGCCATTATTCCACCTCGATTGCGATGTCGCTTTCCATTATTCTTGCCAAGTCTCTAGGTTGTAATGCCACGTTCTCAGCTTTTAATTGCTGTCCTTTTCGTGCTATTTTTAATTCTTTAACCCAGAAACCTCCAACTTGGTTGATCGGTGAATATAGGCGAGATAAAGAAACCGTTTGACCAATTTTAAAAACCTGATTAGCCAAGAGTTTTTTAATCTGATCTTTGTCAATCTCTGTGAAATCTTCATAACGCACGCATCGCATTGATACTTGAATGTCAACCAACGAGACTTTATCAAATCTAATTGGTCTGGTTTCACCATCCTTTTTAAGGTTTGTTAGCGTGTTGCCCTGTAACCCAACGCCAGCACCTTTATTTTGATAGATTACATTGGCGATTTCTTCATCATTGCCACCGTAAACAATCACATCAATTGAGTGCGGTTCTACACCGAACGCATCACGTTGAGCGGTGTTATTTTCAAGCACTCGAACTTGTTTTACATCTGGCAACGCTGCTATTTTCGCAGTGATTGCTTCTGCTGAATTCTGTGCGTTCTTTGTTCGGCTGAATAAAAAGCGTTCACGTAATTGCGTGTCGGTTTCTTCTTCTACACCGACTTCTGCATTTTCAAAAGTGACCGCATTGGTTAGTCCAAGTGTCACCGTCTCAATGGTTAAGGTTGTATTTTTAGCAAGGTTAAAACTTCCAAGCTGCTCACTTCTAAAGTCTGCTCTACCTGAACCATTGCTACCTAATTGAATGTCTGAGGTAAGCACCCAGCGAACCTTATTTTGGTCTGATACAACAATCCCAGCGTAAAGCTGAGTATTAGGCTCACCAGTTAGAATTACAGAGCGTAAATAACTGTAACTTGCCCCTCTTCGCATTAAGCCAGCATAAGCAACTCTTTGCTCAAGCCATGCTCCAGTCGCTACATCTGGGTCTAATTGTCGATAAACATTCTCGGCAAGCTCCTCAATATCCATTTTAATCTGGGCTAGAATCCCCACCATTTGACCGTCTGGCGTGTTTGGCGATAAGTCAATATTCTGACCGTAGATTTGCTTAAAACCATCTTCAAAACGCTTCACAATGTCGTTTAAGCGTTCAATTTGGATGCCTGTTTCTGTTAGTGTTGCCATAATGCCCCTTATGAACGATAACTAGCGGAGTTTTCTGCTCCGTAAATGTCTTGGTATGTAATATCAATTACTAATTTCCGTGTATTTGGATCTAAATTCGACTCATAACTGGTAATCTTGGAAACTCCGTCAGTTTGTAGAACGTGCTTTTTAATCCTAATCTCCCAATCACCTAAATCCACATTTCGCCCCATTTGTTCTAACCATGGCAAGCCATGCTCCAAATCTAAAAACCAGTCATTCGTAAATGACCAGAGTCTAGTCTGAACGTTTTGAGCGATCGCCTCCGATTCAATAGCGTAATTTGCGAAACCTTGCCCGAAAGTCCAGTCATGATTTTTATCCAGTCGTCTAACTTTTACCGTCATTCTGGAACTCCTGTTTTACCGCCACTATCGCCAGCATGTTTGTGAGATTTACCTGAAATTCCACCAGCAGAAACATCGGTTTTACTTGAGATTAATCCAGTAGAACTATGATAACCTGTTTGTGTGGTATTCCCTTTATGGTTTACATCGCCTTGGTGTTCAATGTCCCCTTTGATTTGGATTGTGCCATTCTTTATGCGAATGTATGTTCCACCATCTAATGTTTGCATCGAAAGTCCATCATTGAAAAATCCTTTGATAGCTTTTGGAACAGAGCAAACACCCGGAATAAACATTGCATCGGATAAATCATGCAACCTAAAATCTAACGGAGTAGATGCGTTGCCATTTTGCCACCAACCATCTATACAGCGTTCAGAGAATATAGCGATACCCTCATCACCTACTTTCAATGGGAATGTAACAGCAAATCCACCACCTCTAGGAAAGCTAACAGGCACATCCACCAATGGAGGAATATCCGCACCGTTACCGTCTGCCAGTTGCATTTTCACTTGAACAGCAAGCGTTGCTGTTTGCTTGCTTGAATCAAAGCTTACAACCTTGGCTGGCAGTGCGGTGTGTAGATTTAACTGATTTTGTTGGATTTGTTGGTCTGTTGCGGTTTCTGGTGTGGCTAGTGATTGTTGATAGTTCATTTTTTCTTATCCTTGCTTTTCGTGTCGGATTTAGAATTGCTATTCTCACTCTCAACCTTTTGGAATTTACCACCGACCACTGTCATTTTGCTTTGCCAGTCTCCGCCTAATCCATCGCCTGAGTGAGCAAGTTTTATCACTTTGTACTCACCGTTAAAGTACTCAATAATTGATTCGACTTTTACCAATCCGCCAATCTGTAAAGCTGGATTTAATAGACAGGTTATTTCTAATCCGTCATCGGTTTGCTCTGGTGCGTTAATCATTCCAGTGTCTTGCGAGATTAAAACAGCCTCATCGTTTAACACCTTGTCTTTTGGTAGAAAGATTAAAGAACCATCCTGAATTGACCAATCCGCACCGTTATTTCTTGCTACTTTGGTTAGAATATCCCGGCTATTTCCATTCAATACTCTTCCACGTGGCAATTTACGCTGATTAGGAATATCCATCGCTCCAGCCTGCACTTTCGGCATTGTCTTTTGTATTTCTTCGACTATTTGCTTATCTGTTGCCCCAGCTTTAAGAGTTGCCTTAGCTCTTGACTGCGTATAGGCCACATGCCCATCAGAACATTCAAGCGTTAAAATAAAGTCTAATCCGTCTCGCTGAATTCTAACTTTTGTAATGTCGCCTAAATAAATCTGTCTTAGTTCGTTATAACCTACTGATAAGGCTGCTTTCTTGTAATCTTGGCTTAATAATTGATTGATATGGTCTCGGTTTAAGTTCCAAACTTGGATTTTTGCTGGATTTGGCTTTTCGTTGATTGTTTTATCAATCTCAAATGCCACCCTTAACTGTGTGATACTTAGCGTTTCTTGTTCATTGCTAATATCTAATTTCCATTGTCTGCCGAACTGTTTCATTATTTAGCCCCGATATACAGAAAGCATCTAGTTCCTAAGTCGTTTGCGGCCATAACATCTAAATCTGCACCGCTTTCATCTTCCAAGTAGAAGAAGTAAGGCTGAACCGAGCGTAACAGGATAGGCACTCCACAAGCTAACGCCTGACCTTGGCAGATTTGTCGCTGGGTGACTGGCTCGTAAATATCCATCACCCAGAAATTACCGACACTATTAAATCGGAGTGTTAAGCGTATTTTCCGACCGTTAAATTCAAATGTCTGCTCTTGGTATGGCGATTGTGTAACTGGTATTCTTTGCATCTTAGCCACCTATGAGAGGATATTTTTCAAAGCGGATGTTTTTCTTGGCTCAGCATTAACTGGTCTCGTTGTGCCTTGTTGTGTTTTTGATGCAGATTGCACCGCAGCACGACCGCTTTTTGTTTTGCCAATGGTAGAGGTTTTATTTCCGCCTTTACCGTTAGAGCTTCCGCTAGATTGTGAGGTTTGAGTGTTTACGATAAAGATTTCTCTTGCTGTTATCGTAAATGTTGCACTTCCATCTTGCGATTGATTGACCGAGATAGACTGAATCATCATGTCTTTGTATATATTAATTCCTGTCTGTATCTCGATTGTCTCACCTGATTTTTGACAGGCTACCAAATCGGCATAACACTTCTGCACTCGGCTATCGCCTACGCCACTATCTAGCAATCCGCCAAGTCCGAAGTCTGGTAAAAAAGGTGCAATCGCTCGCACCTGATTTACTACGCCGGCTACTTGGCTATAAACTCCAGCCGCTTGACTGATTACTCGCCCAGCTCTTGCGATTGTTTGAGATGTTTGAGTGATTACAGGTACAGGGAATGGAAAGTTATTCAGAAAATCAACCACACCACGGATATTGCCAATGTAAGGCGAATTGATACCAAACGTTCCATGGTCGTGGTCAACCATAATCCCATTAATCGTAACTTGCTTTGGTTGAACTACAGCGTGGTCGGCTATTGCAGCACCTGACTCGATTGGATTTTCTGTGATTGAAAGGTCTGATTGGTGATCTTCCGTTGTAACTACATCAAACGTTATTGTTCCAATACTTCTGCTTGATACTTGAGCAAAATTAAACATTCTTTACTATCCTATAACTGGTGAAAGTTGGTTGTTGATTGCTCGTGCTGATTGGTCTGCAACCGCTTTTGGATTATCCACGCCTTGAATATGCTGTGTGATGGTGATTTTGTTGTTGCTATTCTTGACACTGTTATCAGAATTAGAAGTGCCACCAACACCGCCAGCAGAAACCTCAGATGCTTTTGCGTAAACGCCTGCATTTAAAGCTAAATCCGCCACGCCTAATCCAGCTTGTCGCACGCCTTGAGTAGATACATTAGCTTGAATATTAATTGGCTCACCGCCAATCTTAGCCACAATACTATTCCATAGGTCGATAGCCCAACCAAACGCAGCCTTAAACTTCTCAATAATGGTTTGTTTAACGCTTTCGAATACTTTTTTAAGATTGTCTATGCTGAACGTTGCAGTAAAGGCATTCCATTTACTTGTTACCCAAGCGATAGCCTCGCCCCATTTTGCTTTAATCCAATCGCCAAGCTCGCCCCATTTATCTTCAATCCACTGCAAACCGTCCGCACAAGATTGATAAAATTCACCGAATTGAGCATCACCGCCTTGTAACCAAGTGATAAAGTCATCAATGATTAGGATTAATCCAGCTATTGCCGCAATCGCCAAGGTGATCGGATTTGTCGCAAAGGCTAGTAACATTCTGCGGCTAAACCACAGCAACAAGCCGCCTAGAGCAATAATTACCGCTTTCCAACCTACCGTGCTTTCAATGATGTTATCTATCGCACCTGCTAATTCAAACAAGAACGAGAACACTCGACCAAGCCCATTTAAAATAGCCTTAATAAAGTTGTTATTCTCGGCAAACCATTTTGTAAAGCGTTCGGCTAATCGCTGTATTGACGGTGATATACGCAAAGAAACATATTCACCGATAGCAATAAACACTTGAGAAACTTGCGTTAAAGCATCTTTAAATGCTGCCGCTTTCTCTGCATTTTCTGCGTTACCAACACCAAGCGTTAAGGCTTCTGCTAGAGCAATCTGTTCAGCTAACTCATCGTTACCTAATCTGAGCGTTTGAATCATTGAGCCATCAATACCCAACTTCGCAAGCATTGCTATTTGCTCTTGATCGCTCATCTGTTGCATTTTTTCGGATATCTCACCGAATAGCTCGCTAGATGATTTTATTTCGCCATTGGCTTTCTTAGCGCTTAATCCGTACTGTTCAAAAGTCTTAGCACCACGACCAATTCCAGCCGCAGCCTCACCGATTGTTCGAGATAATCCCTCGATTGATGATTGAGCCGCTTGAGCAGACGAACCATTTACTTCTGCGACCTTGCCTAACAGATAGATTTTATCTGCTGCCTCACCTGTTACATTAGATAGCTGTTTAATCTCATCTAACGCATCAAGGTTTCCATCTACGAAGTTTTTAACGCCCACCGTTGCACCGTAGAACGCTGCACCAAGTGCCACTACTGCAAGTGTAGTTTTGTTAATGACGACGCCAAGTGACTCAAATTTTTTAGCTAAGCCATCAGCGCCAAACTTTGTCGCCCAAAGATTATCAATATTGCCTTTTAAGTCATCAACCGCATCAGCACCATCTTTCACCGCATCGGTATTAACCGTGGTTTCAATAGATTTAGATAACTCGCCAAGCCCCTCAACCGCACTTTCAGTACCACTTCCAACCGTATCAAGGAATTGCTCAAACTCTTGCATCGCTTGGCTATCGGCTTCAAGCCCGACTTTTATCAGTAACTCATCTAATAGCATCTTTGCTTTGCTCCATTTGATTTAATTCCACTATTACCTCGTGGAAAGAAAGAAGATCTGCTATTGAATAAACAGATCTTAATTCGTGCAATGTACAGAACCTTTTTACTATTGGCGTAAAAATAAACCAATCAACTCTATTTTCTGATTGGCTTTCTACGCCTTGAGTTTGCCCTGAATATTGGCTAGCAATCCACCCCCACCGATAAAAAAATCAGCGAATTGATAGGTTAATCCCTCTTTTAATACAGTGATAAGATGTCCACGATGCTTATTAAAATGACTATCAAAGCGTTCTGATAAACGGTATTTTTGACCGTCTTGTTCGCAAGCTGTATGAGTTAATACGATATTTTCTAGCTCTTTCACGCTTGGCTCACCTAGATTAGCCAATACAGTCGTTAAAATGCCTGCACCTAGCTTTTTACTATCGCCTAGAGCGGATAAATCAACTGATTGAAGTAACTTCATCGCATTTTTTAACGCAGTCCACGCAACCATTGCATTAGCCGGTGTCATTGTGTAAGTTACATCTTCGATAGTGAATTGCTTAACCTGTTCCATTATTCAACGCCTTTTTCTAAGTTCATTGTCATTTGTTCAAAAACGATAGTCCATGTTTCGGCATTATGACCGTTACCACGAACATATTGAGCTGGAGTTGTAAAATAACCTTTACTTGCTGTTACCACGTCATCGTTAATTAAGTCACGAATTGATAAAGTGATAGGTAAGAATGTTTTGATGCTTGATTTTTGCTGATTGAATAGCTTAGATAAGTAAGCATTGTCAGCCGAATGTTGTTTAATTTTAAGCGTTAGTTTTCCTGAATTATCTGGATTAGCGATAAATACGCCTGTACCGTTCGCACCGATAACCAACTGACCAGCATCAACTTGATTTGCTGCACTAATTACATCTGAACCATCAGCCCAATCAGAGATTTCTTTACCGTCAAGAAGTACCACTACTTGTTTTGGATCGAAAACTGCCATTTATATTTCCTCTTAAAAAGAAAAGGCTGGATAACCAGCCCTATTAATTATCGGTTGTAGTTCACAATCACATCACTTGAATGGATTGCACCAGCTAATTTCACAGCCACTTGAATTGGTGTCGCTCTACGTTGCTCACGGTCGCTATCTGAAAGCGTATCCATTGGAGCTGCCCAGATGTAATAGCCTTTCTCTAGGTAGTCATCTGTTTTCAGATTACCGAAACTATCACCAGTCCATTTACCAGGAGCGAAAGCACCGTTATTAATACCCTCTAAGCAAACTTTCTCAACAGCGGAAATTAAAATTGCCTGACCTTTGTCTGTTAAAGGAATTTTAGTCGGCGATTTGTATAAACGAGCAAACACTTCTTTCTGTACTGCATCTTTGAACCAGTCAAGAATAACGATTTCATCAGCGAATTTACCACCGATTACTGTACCCTCTGCAATCATTGCAGCATCGTCAAAATAAGTATAAACGTTAATCCCTAAGCGTTTTGCTTTAGCGAATTCTGTCGCAGTGATTTCATCTGCTGTGATTGTCGGTTGTTGTTTAAATTTAAGCGTAAGCGTTGAGTTATTAGCTGCGAAGTTTACGGATAATAAACGAGCCAACGCAGAAGATGCTGGATATAAGTCGTTTTTATCGAAGATTGCTAAAGTGTGATCTAATTGAGCATCGTATAACTTTTTAAATACGTTAGATGCCGACCATTCAATCTGCTCAGTTTTAATTACGCTAACACCGAATAATTTATCATTCGCTTGAGCGTATTTAGCAGCAGCCTCGATTTGTGCATCAGTTAATTGAGCCGCAAAGGTGAAACCGTACCAGCTATTTTCCACCTCTGAAACATTGAATAATGCTTGTTCTACTTTCTCAGCCTTAACTTGAACTTGGTTTTTACCAATCACTCGTGTTGCTTGGCCATCTTCAAGTTTCAACATTCCGCCAATGTAATCACCTGTCGCATTACCTTTCTCAGCGTAGAAAATTAAGGTGTCATTACTTTCGCCTGAATCTGTTGCAGAGATAATGAAACGATTTCCAGTCTCATCATAAGCAACATCGGCATTTACTTTTAGAGTAGTTAGTTTCTCTTTGATTTTAGTCGCTACTGCATTAAAGTCCGCAGCTTCTGAAAAATCTAACCCATCGACCACTTTAGCAGCTGAACCGATAGTGATTGAGAAACTACCGTTCGAGATTGATTTGAAAGTCTCTAAATCATCTGACAATGTCGCACCACGTAAAGCGTTTTTAGTTGCTTCAATGGTTGCCTGTTCTTTTTGCCAACGTGCAATGATTAACTGTTTAGCACGTGGGCTTTGAGCAAAGAACGGTTGAGCCGCTTTTGCTGTTTCTGAGTTTGTACCAAAGAGAGCTTCAACATCTTTTTGACTCTCAACATACACATAACGTGTAGTTGCATCATTAAATGCTTGGCCTGCCTCTGGTGTGAAAAGTGCAACCGTACCGAAAGATTTGCGAGCAGCAGACTTCGGAACTGTGTTTAATTGCACGTTTACAATATTAGAGATTGATAATGCCATTTGGCTTATGCTCCTATATCTTGTGATTTGTTATTCGTCCGTTGCTCAACTCTCTCAATCGGATCTAACGGAGTATCTACAATGTGATGATGACTAAATACAACATCAAATTGCCCACGCTCTTCATAGTCTGCGCCAACCGTAGCGGTTAGATTGCGAACATCAGAAAAACGGATAACACCCCAACGGTTTGATTTAAGAAAGGAAAGAAACGCTGAACTTTGGAAAATAGCTTTTAATTTGTAGCTTTGAGCGAGTGAATTTTTACCGAAACAAGAAACGCTTACCGTGCTTTGCATTGACTGTCTAATACGCTCTCGTTTACCGTCAAATTCTCGTGTCGCCTGCCCGATTTCGTTGGTATTTAATACATCCATCGTAATGAATGCAGGCAGGGGATTTTCTGGCAACCAGCCACCGATTACAGCTTCTTTAGGTAACTTCAAAGCCTCTTGAATCCACTTTCGCAGTTTGGCTATGTCGAATGCCGATATTGTTGTAGTATCCATAGTCTTTCCAATTACCCACTGTTTTGATTTTGTAAGTTTCGCCAAGATAATCTACTAAATCACCTATCTTCAAAGGCTTAACAGTGTAGATTTTAATACTTGGCAGAAACCGCTCACCCTCTGGCAAGAATTGAACATCGTTAGGCGATGTTGGCATCACTATTGCAGTGACCTTTTCTTCAGCATATCCTGCTTTATAGTCAATAGCTGAATGTTCGCCTTGTAGATGTTTTACGACTACTTTCTGGCTAAACTTGCTATTCAAAAAGCGAGGAAATTGATTAATTAAGCTCATTTGACGATACCTTTTACAGAATCACGCAAGTGTCCATTCCATATAAGCGGCTTTTTCTTAACGCTATTTGGATCTAATGTTGCTCTAAGTTCTTTCCTGCGTTTAGGATCTTTAATATCCTTAAGTCTCCATGCTATTTTGGTTGAGTCATCGTTTTCTACCCAACTGCCTTTAACAATATTCTGCCGGACATCACCTTGAGCAATTAAAGCGATTTGTTCATAGATTTGATCTATTGAAACACCGCTTTCAAACAGTTTTACAAATAACGCTGTATATTTCTCTTGATTTTCTGCTAATGTTTGACGAAGAAATGGGCGAGATGGAATACGTTCATTTCCGAACTCCAACACAGCCGCTAAAGAGGCTAGATTAAAATTATCTGAACCCTCTACTTTCTCATTAAACTCAGCAGGAAAGCCAACATACACAGCCTTTTCGCTACTTGCCTTTAGTTGCTCGATAAGCTGTTTAAATTTCGCAAGATTACCTGTAACTTGAACAGTCATTAAGCCACCATCACACCTATCCCAACGAGCTTACGCAATCGTAAGTATTCTTGACCGTATGCAGTTAATTGATAATCTGCATCAGTACCAGTAATTGTCGGTGCAGCATAGCCAACAGAAAGCTCCCCTGCCGACTCGCTCGCTACATTGCGATTTGCTCCACCGTTACCCTCTGTCGCCCAAAGAGAAAGACGGAGCAAATGAGCAGCCAATGCCAACACTCCACGCTCGAAAAGTCGCCCCCATCGTGCTTGGCTGATTTCTTGCTGTGCATCCAATAAAAAAAGGTCAATGCGGAAACCATCGACCTCTTTAAATTCTGGATAACGTTCACGAAAATCGTTTATTGTTGGCATTTATTCCTCCTAGTAATCTACATAAAGAGCAGATTCTGGCTCGATAAAGGTTACGCCACCGAATGCCATGCGCAAGCCTGATTCGTAAGCTAACAACCCTTTAGGTTGAGCCTCTAACACAGTCGGAGTCATCGGCACATCAAAGATTACGTGTTCTTTGCTGTTTACATAAACAATCGCACGGTTTTTGCCATCAGTTACTCGAGAACCGAAGTTGGACGGTAACGCCTTGATTGCAACTTCACGACCAGCCGCAGCAGACAAGCTCTTAGTTAAGAACTCTAACGCAGTTGTGTCAGTGTTCGCACGTTGAGTTAAAGCAAGGTGAGCCAAATCCAACGCATCAATAGCGAAAGTATTTGGTGCCTCAATGCGTTTTGTACGCTCTAAGCCAGCCAAGAACATTTCTTTGAAGAATGCCACCGCTTTATCAAAGTCCATTGCTTGAACTTTTGCACCTGCCGCCGCACCTTTTAAGGTGTGAACTGATACATCTTTAGAGTTTAATAACCCAGTCAAACGACCATCTTTAGCGTGGCCCAAGAACGCAACCTTTTGTAAAGTTTGTTGAGCGTTTTTGTTTAACGCCATGATTTTTGCTGTATCGAGTTTTAAACCTAATAATTGACCTTGCTCCAACTCAGGCTTAGTCCATGTAACAGATTTAGCCCATGGCACGATATAAGAGCGTTTAGGCGTAAAGCCAACTTCCACTTGGTCTAAAGTGCTAGTGCCAGTGGTGATTAATCCATCATCTAAAGAACCGTGTTCATCTGCACCATAGTGAAGTTTTTCAGTGATGCCGACCGCTGTTTGTTGGTCAACGAAAACGAATTGTGGGAACACAATTTCAGGATATTTGGTTTCTGCGATTTCTTTGCTAACAGCAGTTAAACCGTTTTGTACGTAAGTTAATAAAGACATCTATTTAGCCCCTTATAATTTAGAAATTAACGCTAATTGACCTTTAACATCAATCACGGTGTATGGAGTTTCGATTGCGCTAGCATCTGTTTCGCCTTGAATCGCACCAGTTTTACCGTCACCACCTGCGGTTAATACATAGACTTTTTTACCACGTGTAACGGTTTTGCCAGTTGCAACGTTTACCCATACCGCATCGCCAGCCGCAATGTGCATTACATCGCACAACTCACCATCATTCCATTCATCACGGATAGTGCTTGCGAATACTACGCCAGCTAATACATCGGTTTTAGCCGCTAACGCTTTTACACCACCTTCAGGATTTAATGCTACAAAATCACCAGCTTTTACTTTGCCAGTTACTTTTTCTGCACTTGTTTTCGCACTCGCAAAGTTGCCTTTGCCTAATTCACCAGCTTTTGCTGGAGCTTGTTCGTAAGCGTAACCCATTATTTATTACCCCTATTGATTGTAAGTTTTGTTGAAGTCTAATTTAGGTGCAGTTTCAGCTTTCGCATCACCTAACAAGATGTTACCGAGAGATTTGCGTTCATCAGCCAATTTAGCAGTAACTGCTTTAGCTACTTGATACGCACCAGAAATTTCAGCATCTGATAATTTAGCCGCAGCATCTTTTGTGAAGATACCTTGAGCAACAATCACGCTCTCTTGGATTTCACGAACGCTTGCTTTATCTGCAAATTTCACATCTTTAAATACAGATTGTGCATCAGCTAACATTGCCGCTTGTGCTAATTCTGCATCACGTTTTGCCTGTGCATCTTTCAATGCTTGAATTTCTGCATCTTTGGCTTTAAGCTGTTTTTCAAACTCTTCTTTGTTCACTTCTTCTTCCTTTTTATCTTCGGGTTCAGATTGTTTTTCTTTTGGCTCGGTTGGTTTTTCAGCTTTTGGAGCTTTCTCACCCTCTTTGCCAGTTTCTTCATCTTCTTCGATTTGTTTTTTCTGTTCATCGGACAATTTGATGCCGAATGCACCTAAAAACGCATCGAGGAATTTAGCGGTTTTTCCCATAACGGTCTTTTCCTCATCGGCAAGTTTTACAGTTCCACCGCAGCGACCCTTTGCCACAATCGCTACGTGGTTTCCGATCATCGGAGACATCTCAAAATCTGCATCTTTAACGCTTGACTGGATAATATTGCAGTCATAACCGCAAGATAATTGCTCCACACCGTGTTCCTGTACGGTTTTAATGGCTTGCTCGTCATAAATCCAAGCCTCAGCAGTTAGCTCATCACCTACTCGCTTAACATTTCGCACAACACCAACGGATAACTCTTTCCAGTTCTTAGCGTTTACGCCTTGCTCTGGGTGTCCGATTGTGAGCGTTGCATTCTCAAAGCTCTCAATGGTTTCATCAGAAAATAGTGATTTTTCTGTCCGTGCGACCTTTTTAATTCCGTCCTCTTTTAAGCCAAGCTCAGAGGCTAGATAGTCAAAAACACCAACTTTAGAAATTGTCGCAGGTACCACTAAAAAACCATCTTTAGTGATAATCCGCTGTGTTTTTGCTTGTGTCGTGCTGTCTGTAAACTTCATTTATTTACCCCAATAAAAAACCCGACCATTTCTGATCGGGCTGTTTTTTCAATATAGGCTAACCTTTTAAGCTCTTAACTAGAATTTCATTCTCTTTGTCAAAGATAGCCCTCTGTTCTTTTGTTAGTTTATTTGGGTAGTCTTGCCAAAAATTAAACTCTTTCTTTTTATCAAAAGAAAAAATCATCTCGCCAACAGAATCCCTGTTTGATTTCCACCATACAACATCGGATTCTTCATGCTTGAACCAAGTCGTCATTTTTCACTACCCCATGAGCCTTTCTTTTGCCCATCCTTTGAAGTGTTAATATAACCAAGAGCCTCTTTTAGGTCGCTTTTTCTAGATTTAAAACTATCAACCTCTGCAATCGTTACTTTGCTCAAAAAACCGTACTTATCAGCGGATAACCTACATCCAAATCGTTTTTGCAGCGTCTTAATGATAGTTCCGTATTTATTAAATGGCATCCATCCATTTTTCACAGATGATTGCATTTCTAGATATTCAAGGCCGCTATCAGTTCTTCTAACTATCGCAGCGTGCGTGCCTGTACTTAAATAATACTCTTTATTTAAAGGTAATCCAATTAAAATATCAGCTGTACCCTTAGCCTCTTTAGCCACCTCATGAACTTCCATTTTAATTCCATCGGCGGATAATAGTTTTCTTGTGTGAGGATTTCGGCTAAAAAATTCACGACTCTTGCCACCCCTGTAATCCGTAACATCAAGTCCGCACCTATTACCTATGTAAGATAACGCAAGAGAAACACAGGAGCCTTGAGTCATATCACCGCCAGCCAATTTATCAATTATCTCATCAAACGTGAGTTCTTTATGCAAGTCTTTAACTGGATTGTATTCAACCTCAAGAGTTTTCAACTTATCCATCACCTCAATTGTGCTTTCAGCTAAAGGAACTTGCTCAGCTACATCTTCATTCTGTGCTTTTTCTGATTTACTCTCAACCTTATTTGCACCCACCAAGACACCATCAAGATAAGGAATTTGAACACATCTACAATTAAAATCGTGTCCAGGATGTCCTGTATCTGCTGGCGGATTAGCGTATTCAAAGACTTGACCGTCTTTTTCTGCGTGGCTTTCACGCACTCGCTCATCACCAGAAGTTGACCATGTGTATTTGGTAATCCCTACATCTTCATGTCTTGCTTGCGTTAATGCAGCGTTGAGCTTTGAAGATTGGTCACGAGCAATAAATATCGCTCTTTTTTCGGTCGTTTTACCGATGTCTTTAATCTGTTGAACTAAGTCTTTATTCAGCGTTCCATTCACCATCGCTTGCGTGACTGCATTTTGTACTTTATCGAGGTATTGAGAACGAATAGACTTGATTAATTGAACGTTGGCAGTTGTCATCGCATTAACTTTCTCAGCTATGCGTGGGCTATTACCTAAATACGCACTTAAATCAATTCCAGTTTGATTTTTTAAGTTCTTTGATACTTCTTGCTGGTTTTGGATATTCCCTCGATTAATAAAGCCATGCGCGATTTTTTCGTCATCTGCTGAATGGTCTTTATTATCAAAGCGCTCCAATACTTTAAGCAGAGTTTTAACCCCAACCGCAAGAAATCCGCTGAAATCGTCCATAAAAAAAGAGCCATTAGGTTTCTCTAAAGCTCTTTCAACAGTATCGGTCATTTCTTTGACTTGTCGCTTGAGTTCGGTTCTATACCAAAGCTCCGTTCTCTTGCTCACTTTCAGCGTTTTGAACTTTCTCGCTTTCGTCTTTTGGCTCTTCAAAATCTCTGGCAAGTTCATCAGCATTATTCATGTCCTCAATGTCATCTTCCGAGATATTGGCAAATAGTCCGCTTTCTCGTAACTCATTCGCTACTTGTTGCTCTGTTATGATACCGTTCTGGATTAGCGTATTAGTTGCAGTTGCGAACGTGTTCAGCATATTGATTTGTTGCTCTTGCTTAACTACGGTCAATGGTAGAAACTCAAACCACCAATCGTCAGGCTGGCCACCAAATAACTCGCTACAAATCAGAGTATCAATCACCTCTAAAACAGGTCGCAATCTCGCTTCTTGTAATCTGTGAATTGATTCGTGGTAATTTTGAATGTCCTCATCGCCACTTGCTAAACCAGAAACCGACTGACCAAACAGGATTGTAACTGGCATATCTGCCGCACCGGCTACCGCATTCCGAAACTCTGTGATAAGGTCTCTTAATCCACCAAACGACAGTTCTTTGCGGTCGTATTCGTTATCTTTATCTAGCAATAAGCTGTTGGTCGATGATTTGATTGCCTGTACCGCACCGATTACATTTGCTACTTCGTTTTCAAAGCCGCTTGAAATCTTGTCAGATAATCCATCAATTTTGAAAATATCAATCTTGCTTTCAAAAATAAGGTCGCCAACGTTAGCGGAAGCAATATCAAAGCGTTTTAAAGCATCAATAATTTTTTCTAAATCAGAAATGCCCCAGATACCATTATCAGATAACGGAGCATCGTTAGCGTTCATAATTAATAATCTTGAATGATGAACGATTAAAGGCTCTTTATCGCTACTAATTGAATAGGCTTTATATTTCCCGAAATTAGAATCGGTTAAATCCGTCTCTCTTTCGCCTGCTGCGCTAATTTTCCACTTAGGCAATATGATTAATCGTTTTAGCTTTTCAGTCGGTCTTAATGGTGTGTTTAAGTTTGTTGCATCGGTAACAATTAATAAACCAACCGAACCATAAAGACTTGACCACTGCAAGGCTTTCGTTAGCGTTTCACGAAGTTTAATTCTTCTCTCGTATTTGGTAAAAGCATCTAACTTTTCCGAATCAAGATCATTAGAGAATACATCACGCCACGCCCTTGTCATATCTTCTGGGCGTTTGATACAGATTTTATTGGCGATCCAATTTTCACGCCATAAAGCCTCTAATTCCTCACGCTTCTCAGTTAGCATTGAGCTAGCAACATAATTTGTCTGCTCTTGCTTTAATCCAAGCTTTAACGCTAACGATGCTATTCCGTCAAAAAATTTCATATCTATAAATCCAATAATGATTTTGGTTTTGTTGGTGCGTAACACATCACTAACGCATCAGCCATGTTTGGTGACGGTATGCCACGTTTTCGCATATCTTTTTTACTTTCGACTTTAACCCGTCCATTGTTATCATAATCAACTCTAGGTCGAGATAATTCAGCTTTAAGATACTCAAGCTCTTTAATACTGCTTGATAAACTGATTAATTCATCATCTTGATAGATGTCGCCATGCTTAATCGCTCGATATGTTTTATAAAATCTATCACGCAACGACCACCAAGCTTGCGCTTTGATATTTGAGAACATATCTTGGTTTTTCTTACCTTTGATATATTCACGCTCAGGGAAAGCCACCGAACCACCAGCATTAAAGCCCTCAACTTGAACGGTTTTAGGTAATCGCTTGAAGTGAGCTTTTACACCAGCACCAACACCGATACTATCGAAGATAATCATATCTGCTAAATGTTTAACAGCGTTCTGATTTGTTCTGTTGGCCGAGTCTATGACATCACCATTCTTCCAAACATCAACATCTAAGACGATTGAACCATGCGAGAATACATTGGCATTACTATCCACGCCCTCGTCCGCAACGTCAAAGCCGATTTTTCTTAATCCTTTACCAGTGAAACCAAGTTTAATATGAGCATCTACCGCTGCATCAATCCATACAGGCTTAATAATCGCCATGTCTGAATCAGCGACTGGCTCACCCTCGTAAACGTGTCTGTAAAGCTCGTAGTCACGCTCTCGCATTTGTTCCATATCTTCCATTAGCTCTTTTGGAAAATACGGGTTATCTTGCCAATTAACCAACACAGAAGAACATCTTTCAGGCGGATTAACTACAAATCTTTGATAAGTGTCATCTAGGATATTTTTAGGGTTAAAGCTCACAATAATTTGCGATTTATCTTCCCGAATGGTTGGAATCAATACATCCCAGCTATCTTTCGATACATTCTCACCCTCTTCCACCCAGACAACATCAATGCCTGTCATGGATTTGATTGAGGTGATATTTGTTTTAAGGCCTGCGAATGTAAATCTTGAACCGTTTTGACCGATGATTTGAGTTTTCTGCACCTCAAAGAAGTTTTGAAGCTCTAAACTCTCTATCTGGTCAATCAACATCTGAATAACCGAATCAGATATAGACTTCTGAATTTCACGACAACAAAGCACTCGCGTGGGATTATGGTAAGCTCTAATAATTAACGCTCTCGCTATATTAAAGCTCTTACCCGAACCACGACCGCCATAAAAGACAATAAAACGCCATATATCTTCAAAAAGCGGTCTAAACTTTTTCGGAAACTTAATATCAAGGCTCATCGCTGAATGTCACATTGATTACTGTCGGGAGTGGTTTATCGCCAGAGGTTACATCTAACTTGTCTTTAAACATTCCCAAGTGCTTGCCTAGTAACTCTAAGGCTTTATTCACACTAGATGGCTCATAAACAAATTGAGCTACATCATCGCCAACAAACTCGCCATCTTCTGACTTTCTTGTTTGAGTGATAACTACCTGCTTTGTGCCGGATGACTTCTCAATGTTTTCAATCAACATTCGAATCACATCATCTTGAGTTATTTGCACTCGGCTTGAGCGGTTTGATTGAGCTTCTTCAATAGCTCGCTTTATTTCAGGTTTCTTCAGGTTTTCTTCGCCTATTGAATACGCTGTTTTTTCGCTATAACCAGCTCTAATTGCCGCTTGAGTTGCATTAAGATCAACAAGGTATTCTTCGATAAACCGTTTTTGTTTATCAGTTAATTTCACCACGCCTTTAGACGTGGATTTCTCTTTCACGTCTGACATAGGGAAATCCTTTGCATTTGTTTAATTAAGACTGATTACTTCCATTACATCTAACTGACATTCATCATCTGCGTAGAATGTACCGTTGGCATTATGCCAGTGACTAAATGGCGGTTCTTCTGTTTCAGTCTTTTCGACTAATAACCATTTGCCGAATTGTGTTTCATAAACTACATCGCATAATGTTCCATTGCGGAGTTTTACAATATCACCGATTTTCATTTCTTATCCTTTGTATATTCAATCCACTTGTTGATGTTTGTAATTTGACTAGCGCACATATCTCGCTCTGCTGTCACAGTGATTAGATGTTCTACCGCTTCACCGTATGTATTACCCATAAATGGTGTTTTTACACAAGGCACTAAGAAAGCCTGTGGCGGATAAATGTATTCCGTCTTTGTTGTTACCTTGCTAGTGCAACCGCTCAATAGCGTCATCGTTAATACGAGTGCTATAGCAAGGTTGTGTCTTAATAATCTTTCTAACGGCTTGAATTTTATCTTGGCTTGCTTGTTTGATTTCATCGTGGATTACTCTCTGTTGTTCTACCGCTTGGCGTTCTATCTCAATCGTATCTTTCAATGATTGATTAACTTGTTCTTGTTCTGCGATAAGGTTAGCCTGTGTTTGGTTTTTGGCTTTTAAGTCATTTATCGTTCCGTGTTGAAACCAAATCCAACCGCACAGGCTAATTACTATCGCTAGAAAAATCAGTGCTAATTTGTTAAACATTTCAGTCACCATTAAGCAGTCATCAACTCACGAAATAGTCGGCATCGGTCATCTATCCCGTTTGTACCACCATTGATCCTAATTGTTACTTTCTGAACAGAATCAATCATAGCCAAATCGTTAAATATCCAATACCAGACTGCTGCTTTAACTGCCAAATCTAAGTTGCTTGATACTTCTTTTGGATTAATGGTATCGCCTAGCCATTGAGCAAACCGAATATAATTATCTTTAAATGTTAAATGAATTAATCCACGACCACGATAATTCCAACCGTCCATCGTTTCTTCTGATCCATTGCCATATCTATTAGCATATACTCGACTTGCAATTTTCTCTGCTTGATGTTCATACTTACTGGCAATATTAGGATTAGGAAAATACTTACGAAAAACTTTCATCAAACCATCGGCTGAATAATTTAGGTTTTCGCTTAGTGCAGTAAATCCACGTGTTTCGTGTCCGCATTGAGCAAGAAACATCGCTTGCTGTTGTTTGTTGAAACAACCTGCCAGATCAATATGTTTATCAATCGCTTGATACATTCCTTTGATTGCTTTCGGGAATACTTTATTGAATACCGCTTCGGAAATTAACATGATTAACGTCCTCTACCTTTTCCATTGTTTCGACCTTTATCATTTCGGTCATTCTTTTCTTTCTCAAAGCCTAACGATTGATATTCACTGTGAGCATCTTGCTCAATTTCGTGTTCGTAATCTTTCACTAGATTCTTAATCTGTGTGATTCGGCTATTACAGATTTTTAATTGGTCAGTTACTTTCACAGCGTAAACAGCAACATCAGAAGATTTCTCACCGTTCAATGTCGGTTTAGGGCAAGTAATTAAAAGATTGTCAGGAATAGTTACTCGAATGATTTTAATTTTCTCAACTGGCTTACTCGGACTTAAGCAGCCTGTCGATAACAGCACGACTAATACCATCGCTACGAACACATTTACTTGAAAGAACAATCTTACTAATACCATCCAGCTTATCTTCATTTCGTTTCCGCTCCCTTGCTTGCTCTTTTAGCAAGTGTTCGATTCTGTCATTTCTATCCGTTATCATGTCCCTTAGAGCGTCAATTCTTTTCATTCGCTCTTCGGCCAATTGAGATGCTTGCTCGTACTTATCCTGCAGCAACTCCAAACTCTTATTCTGTGTGAAGATTTGAACTGACAACCCGATACAGCCTGCAAATAAGAAACAGGCAAAAATTCTATCGAGTGCAATTCCTAATCTTGCGGCTCTTTCTCTACCCATTTCGCTTACTCCTTGGCTCTACATCATCGTTTCGCTCTTCTGTGCCATCGATTAAAATATCTTCATCACTATCATTAAGTGGTGCATCTTCATCGTAACGAATAGAGCGCTTTTTAGTTGTCTCTCTTTCGATGTCTTTCATTGAGTAGTTAGGGTTCAAGTCATCTACTGAACCGCCAATTTGACGAAAGAAAACTCTAAGCAATCCCCATAAAGCTGGTACGCCAAAATATCCAAAAGCTCCAGCGATTGAGATAATCATTAAAGTGTCGATACTTTGAGACATTAAGAAAAACGCTACGACCATTCCACTGAAAGCCCCTACTAGAAAGCTAGAGACCACGGAAGATACTTTCACAGGTGAGCCTGCTGATTGTGTTGCGGTGATATACTTAACCACACCACCCAAACCTGAAAATGCGAGAGAAATAACCGTTGCTATGATGTCAATGCCATTGTTAGGCGATCCGTTATCTTGCATTGGTTACTCATTGAATTTCGTGCAATAAAAAACCCCGACCGTTTCCGATCAGGGCTGTTTCTAAACTTATTTTGCGTTCGCTATGCGCTAAAACCGCAACTTATACTATATGCTACAATTTTACTTGCAAGCTGTCAATGCTTTTTTAATTATTTTTTTTCAAACTACACCATATTTCAAGCGCGGTCTTTTAAAATGGTGTTTTCTACATTTCACAGCGTTGCTTTATTTGCATTCTGCTGTTGTGTAGTAATTGAGATTATGCGTGTTAAGTCTTAATGGTAATAAAACTAAATGAGATCACAAATTTTACTCATAAAAAACCGCTATGCTGTCGGGTGCTGACTTCAGCTTTTGGTTTCAGGCTTCGACACTTTGGAACACAATATAAAGTAAAACCCCCGTCTTGTTAACGGGGTTTGAGTTATTGTTTCTTATCCAAATGAAGATATTCAGCTAGGGGTTTTAACTCACTAACATATTTATCTTTGTCTTTTTTCGAAATTTTACCAGCGACCTTTTCTACACATTTGATTTCTATTTTATCTTTGCAAGCAGTAAAGTTATTCGTTGCCTTAAATAGAACGGCAGTCATAAACGCTAATTGGCGCATAGCTGGAGAAGCACCATCAATTTCACCTGCCTTCAATTTATCTATCTGTGAAAAATAAGAGTCAATAATATCATTTATGATCTTATTTTTATCAAAGAATCGACATTGTTTTAACATTGGTGAGCCGGCTACTTCCCCACCTCCGACACAAGATATTTCAACTTTTTGCCCCTTATTTAACTCAATGAGTTTATCGTGTTCATCTTTGACAAAATGAGCCTGAACGGCACTAAAACTATATTTGTTTTTTGTTGTGAAAATAATATATGGTTCATCACCAATGCCGCTATCAATGCTTTTTATTATGCCTGAAACAACCAAGTTTTTATTTTTATAATATTTGTCTCCTCTAACCTCATTTTCACTGTATGTTTTTAAAATTTCCTCAGCAGGAACCGTTTTTAAAGAATCAAAGCGAGAATCGCTTTTATATTCATCTTCAAAAGATGAATCTCCTCCATCAGTGAAAGTCTTTATGTCATCAACTATCATAATTTTGATAAAATCAACTTCACGATCGCTTGGCTGGTATTTCATTTCCTCGGCGCATGCAAAATTTGCTGATAAAGAAAGAATTAAAGATGCGAGTAAAAGTTTTTTCATTTTTGGTTTCCTCTTTGGTTAAATAGAAACTCCTATTCTATGGACCCCAAAATGTTTATGTAAGTTTTTAGCCAAATTTATTTTAACTTTGTGATCTACATCTCAAATTCAGGATACCCTATCAAATTCTCAAATAAAAAATCTATATAGATCTAAATTAGACCTATATAGATTTATTTATCCCAAAAACATAAACTTAATTTTCGCTGCAACAAAAGCACCTTTCAAAAATCTAATGCCTTGCGCACGCTCTCTGTACATCTTGGCTGGAGAGATATTAAGAGCATTACAAATCTCTCTTTCGCTTGCCTGTTGAATATATAGAGCCATCAGAATTTGATATTGCAATAAATCATCATCGTGGAGGTTCATTATTTGCTTTTCAATTTTAAGACACTCGTCATCGGTTAAGAACTTGATATAAGCCTTTCTCGCTGTTGGTAGCACGGGGATTGAAATCGTTGTGCTTGGATATTCTGTGCCAATTCTGTCACGCCCCCAGCAGTTACCCCATTTTTCTAAGATACGCTCAACACTATAAGTCATTCTCAAGCTCCTTGCATTTAGCCTTGTAGATTTTAATTTGTTCTTTGATTTCTTCGATTGTTAGTTTTAATGGCGGATGGTCTTGTCGTTCCAGAAATTCAACTCGTTCAATCCCAATCTTCTTAACCAGATTTATTCTGTACTCTATGGCGTTTCCGCTCTTATGGTTATTACAGGGCTGGCATTGTTTGTGGATGTTGTCCTCGTTAAACCTTAATTCTGGGCAAGCTCCACGACTTCGATAATGTCCTGCGTGATATTGCCCTTGATGGTAACGACCGCAAGATATGCAAGGCTCGTTCTTATCTCTTAAACGAATGAATTTATTCACCCAGCTTTGTAAATCATCTAACCACTCGGAGCGGCTTTTGATTTTTTGTTTAAGTGCGGTCATTCTTTTCTTGGTTTCTAACCGCTCTTGTTTATCCTGTTTCTCTCGTTTCTTCCTTGCTTGCTCTTTTGATAACGCTATCGCACATTTAGGCGAGCAGACTTTTTGCGTTGAGCTTATTGTTTTCACAAAGTAGTTACCGCAGACTTTGCATTTATGTTCCTTAGGTTTACTCATATCACCACCATTTGCCAGTTAGAATAATTACAATCACACAAACGCAAGCGTATCCAATAATCAAAATCTTTAACTCTTTATCACTCATCGTCCGCACCCTCAATAAAACAAATAATTACAAACACCACAACAAAGAGAACTACCGCTAGAGCTATTTCTTCTCTCATTTAGTGCCTCCAGCCATCACTAAGAATTACATCGTTTTCCACTGCCCACGATTGAACATACTCTATTAGACTTGCCAATCGTTGTACGCTCATTTGTGCGGTGCTTTCTCGTAGATTAATAACTTCGCCCTCTAACCCGATTATCATTTCAGCTTTACCACCTGTTGCGATTTTGTGAGCCGATACCATAATCATTTTCCAAGTGTCGATGTCTCGTTTCTTACCGTTAAATTCGCACTGTTTGGATATGTCGCTCAATAGTGCGTGCAGCTTTGAATTCTGTTCAAGTGAGCGTGTCATCGGTTGGATTTTTACCACCAACGGTTTTTTATCGTCCGTTGGTAGTTCTTTGATAAAATCAATGCAATTCAACCGCACTTGGTTTGAGCGTAGAAAAAATTGTCTATATTGGCTCATAGCATCATTCCTAATGGAGGCAATCCTGGATCTTTCTTCTCAAATTGAATAACTTCACAAAGTTCATCGCAAAATTTTTCAAAATCTTTTCTAGGCCAACGCTCCAAATCAAATACCAAACGGCTAAATTGAATTTGAGTTCTCACTTGCTCTTTTAATTGAGCTTGCGACATCAACTCTAATTTCATTGGATCTACTTTTTCTTTTGGCGGCTCTGGCGGTGAAGCCGTGTCCCATTTATCAGAATCAATTAACCATTCATCAGCGTTAATTATTTTATTCGTGGCACAGTCATACAATTCACGGTATGTTTTGTTATTCGACTTGGTTTTATCAACCACCAAGAAAAGCACTGAAATTGGCGTATCTTCAAAGGCGTTTTGAATCAAATTCAACTCGACTAATTGATTCCCAATAACTTCACGGAGTTTCTTTTCCGTGTTACGGTATCCAATACCCGGGAACATAATGAAAAAACCAAATCGCTTAGCATTAGCTAGCCCCTTTAACATAAACACGTCATCAACTACACCAGATTTTTTCCACGGATATTCTGCCGTGATAGATTCCTGCTCTTCCGCGCTTAACTCTTTAAATTTAAGTGAAAAAGGCGGATTCATTACAACACAATCACTTTTTTGCTCGCTTTGATACAAGAAAAAACTCATATTATGAATTTCAGCATCTGGATAATTATTTTCCAATGCCGCACATGATTCCGACTGAATTTCCACCGCAATGAACTCACTAGGTTTAATATACTGCTCAAGCTGTCCACTGCCTGCTGCACCATCAAAAACACTTGGATTTTTACCTAAGTACTTCTCGACTTTACCAGCCAAATATCGGCGCAAAGATTCCCCCGTGATGTACTCAGCAAACTTATTCGCTTTCTTGCGATTGTTATGTTCCTCAAAACTCATTTGCTATACCCACCAACCTTTTTAATAAAATCAAGGCTAATTGAACGTGTGACAAAGTCTTCCATTGTCGGATCAAACACCACGACCATTTGTCCTTTTGAGTTTCCTTTGATTTCCTTGCCTGTTATCGGGTGAATAAACGCAATTCGTCCACATGTAATATCAATCACCTCATTTGCAACGTTGTGAATATGGTTTTGATACCATTGAGTAGATTTGTCGTTGTTAAGCAACATCACCACCAAATGCCCTGAATCACGCAAGCGTTTTGCTTGCTTGAGAAATGGCGTAACGTCTGAGTAAGGCGGATTGACAAAAATACTATGCGAACCGCTACCCCAATTACTCAAGAATTCTGCCAAGTCATCAGCTAAAAAATCCGTTGCAATGTTTAAATAATCTCGTTCCGTGTCGGATTTAACACCAATCCAATGCCCGAATTTTTTATTTAACAATGTCGCGCAGCCATCAATACTGCAACGCCACCGCTTACCTACCCACTCAATAAAGTATTGAGGCGTTTCCCACGTGTCTTTATCAAATTTTTGCTCTGTCATTGGATAGCTCCTTTACCATAACTTTTCGCATAGCTTTTCGGTGCTTGCTGTGGTTTTTCGTTTAATTCTTGATAGGCTTTTGCTTGGTCACAATCAACAAAATGACCTTTATCGAATCTCATATACGCAGTGCCTAATTCACCAAAACGGTTTTTAGTGATAATGGCTTCTGAATACGGATTATCTGTATTGGCTTTATAAGCACCCTCACGATAAAGCATAATGATTTGACTAGCATCTTGTTCGATTGAGCCTGAATCTCTTAAATCGGAGTTGGCTGGACGTTTAACTGCTCGACTATCCACTTCACGGTTTAATTGACAAAGTAAAATAATCGGAATGTTGAAATTCTTGCTAAACGTTTTGAGCTTGCTCATTGAGTTTGCGATAGCTTGGGTTAGGTTGATGTTATTTGCTTGTTTGTGATCCATTAAGCCTAAATAATCAATCACGATTGCGGATAGACTGCCTACTTCGCTCAAGTGTCTTTCTGTAATCGCACAGATTTCATCTGCTGATAAACCGCCACGGTCAACGAAATAGATTTTTTGCTCACGAATATCGCTGATTGCGTTGGTTAAACGGTTGTAATCTAAATCGTCTAAATCTTGAGGGTTACGGAGTTTTTTAACACCAACGCCACCAGTCGCACTTAACAAGCGGTCGATTAGTTGTAAATTTCCCATTTCAAGGCTGAAAAATAATACTGAACCGTTGTTTTTAGTGATATTTCGTGTGAGTGTTAGACTGAATTCTGTTTTACCTGTACCAGGACGACCAGCAACCACCACGATGTCAGTAGAATTGATTCCGCCTAGAATGTTATCCACTGCCTCAATGCCTGTGTAAAGTAAACGCTCTTTAAAATCGCTTTTTGAGCGTTTTTCTAGTACATCAATGTAAGAATCCATTAATTCACCCATTGCCACAGGTTTGATTTCTGTTTTGCTGACAAGGAGCTTTTGAATTTGATTTAACGCTTTTTGAGTTAATTCATTAACTTGGCTTTCGTTACGAGCTTGTGACATTTCGCCAGCAAGTTTAAGCATTGTTTGTTGAGCTGAACGGTTTACCCAAGAAGAGTGGATTTTTTTCGCATAACCTAAAAGGTTTCCGCCATAAGTCGCTTTATTTGCCATTTCTGCTAACGTTGCTAGGTTTTCGCCATAGTCCTGAGAAAGCAGCAAGAAGTCGATTAAATCGTGTTTACGAGCTTGTTTACGAATGTTTGCGTATAAAGCGCCTAGATTGTAGGTTGCGAACATTTCTGGCTCTAACCAACTAATCACTTCACGAGCTTGAGCAGTTAATCCAGTCGCTAGCATTGAGCTGATTAGTCCGTATTCTAGGTTGTAGTTATTATCTTGCGTTACCACTACCAATTCCCCTCTAAAACTTTGTCCAGTGTTGTCTCTCTCAAGATATATTCAAAATCTGCTTTCCAGCCTCGATTGTTTTCGCCAAAGTAGAAGTTCGTGGCGGACTTTAAGAAGTCTTTGAAATACTCACCAAGCGCTGACTCTACATCGGTATCAATTTCAAATCGTTTAATAAACACTTGAGCTAGTTTCTTAATCGCTTTCTTGCGTTTATCACTTAACTGTGATGGATTTGCGATTAGTGGTAGATTTGAATTTAATTCTTTCACCAAGTCGTTGTATGTTTCTGCTACTGCTGAATAATTAACCTTGATTGAATTTTGTTTTTTGTCAGTGTGCGGCTTGTCCGCACCCCCGACTTCCGTGTGTTCTGCGTTAGCAGATTCCCCGTTAAGGGGTAAGGGGTTATTTGTATGTAATCTAGTGTAGTAATCTAGTGTATTAACGAATGTCACTTTGTCGCACTCCCGAATGTCACTTTCGGACATTGGGGAATGTTCGTTTTGTACATTCGCCAATGTTGCTAATAATTCGTCTAATTTTTCACAGTCGATTTTGTAATACATACGATGTTCTAGGCGTTTATGAGTTTCGATTAGCACGCCTTTTTCACGCAGTAATTTGCGAGCGGTCTCCTGCTCTTTTCTTGACAAACCAGTTTCAATTTCCAATTCTTCTTGAGTTTTATATACACCAAGCTCAGAGTCGGATTTATCTTGCCAGTAGAAGATTTGCTCAAAGAATACTTCAGCAATAACACCACCAAATAAACGTGCTAAATTTGGGCGATATGCAATCACTCTACCTGTATTTTTTAGCATTTCTGACGGTTTCATATTTCCAATTCCTCAATCGCTTGATCTGTTACTCTGTCGTATTCTTCTTGGCTTGCGTTTCGCTCTCTTAGCTCTCTTTTAACTGCCTCGTATGCTAGGATTCGCTCTCTATCGTCTAAGCTAGCTACAAATTCGGGTGAGAATAATCTTTTCATATCAAGCCTCCAACCAATACTGAGCAACACGTTTTCCGCTTGGCACGGTAATCATTTTGCTGATGATATTGTGACCGCGCTTTTTAAGGTCATAGATACGAGCGCCAAGACGTAAGCAGTTAAAGCGCTTTTCTGCGTCTAAGTGCGTTAATCTCTCTCCGTTTTTGAGCGCCTTTAAAATCTGTGCTGATTGTGTTTGACTTGTCGTCTCGTTTTGATTAATATTTTCCATGTTAATATTTTCCATGTTAATTTTTTCCTAAATTGCCACGGTTGCCGCCGTGGTTTTTTATTTCCGTTTATTTAAAGCAATCACGCACTCGATTGAGTGTTGTGTCGCTGCTAAATGTTTGTTTAATAATTTTCGAATTACCTCCTCCTCTTCTGTGGTAATTTCGCCATCTTTTAACGCATCTTCCAGCACGCCAAAAAGCATGCCTCGAGCTGATAACTCATGTAATTGAATATTTGCCATTTCCACCGCATCTAGATTGTCTGCATCGGTATCTTTTACAAACCGTCCACCAGCATTACGGCAAAGCTCCTCAATAAAATCAGAGCAGCCATACTCGAGCTGGACAGCAATCAATTCTTCATTTTTAAACCGTTGGCCTTTTGTTTGGTAAAGACGGTTATTTAACTCGCTTTCGGTAAAACCGAGAAAGCCGGCTACCGCACTTTTGCCGCCTGGTACTCTCTCGATCATCTCTATAATGGTTTGTTTCATTGTCATAATTTTTCCCACTTTTTTATGGTTTTCTTTTATTGGTAGTTTGTTAAATTAGATTCCGTAAACATCAGGAAGAATTTCAGATTTTTTAACTTGCTTTTTTGTGTTTTTTTCAATAGCAACCGCCACAGATGGAGGCGCTTTTGATTTACCTGAAATGATTTGCGATAAAAAAGATGGCGAAATACCAATTTTTCTCGCAAATTCAGCCTGAAATCCACGAGGTTTATCTGAAAAATATGTTTTTAAACTCATAAAAATCTCGCATTTAGTAAAAACTAAACACAGTTTAGTTAATATTTAGTAAATAGTCAAGTTTTTTAGTTTTTGCTTATTTAGTAATGACTAAATAAAATTGACTTAAGGAGGGCTTATGAAAAAAGAAACAAGATTAGCTATGGCGGAGATTAGACGTGAAAACCTGAAAAATTGGTACGCTGATAAGCCATTGCCTGATAGAGAAAAAAGCTTTATATCTCAATTAATAACAGGTAAGACAGCATCGTTTGGAGAAAAAGCGGCACGCAGATTAGAACGAGACTACGGAATGCCTGAATATTATCTAGATAGATCTAGCGGAGCGCATACCACCATAAACAAGCAAACGGTGTCTAGCTCAACAGTAAACATCACTACAGCCAATAATATTTATAACAATAATCGAGCAGAACTATTGAGCAATGAGCAAGGTTTAACTCATAGACATAAGATTGATTATTACGATGTGCGCTTGGCCGCTGGATTGACAGGTTTTGAAAACTCTGATTACCCAGAAATAATCTCAAGTTTGTATTTGACTGACGAGGGCATGGCACAGTTAGTCGGTAAGAAGTCAGCAGATGGTATTTGTCTTGTAAATGTACCAACTGACAGCATGGAGCCGACAATAAGAAAAGGCGATATTGTCTTTTTAGACACAAAAGTTAATGCTTATAGTGGTGATGGCATATATGCTTTTTCGATTGATGGTGCCTTATTTATTAAACGCATACAAAAGCTAGTCGGTGGTGGATATAGATTACACTCTGACAATAAAGACAATTATGATCCGCAAGATATATCTGAGGACATTTGTCAAAACGCTAAATTCATAGGTCGTTTTATCCGTACAATACACATTGAGACAATTAATTTATAAGGACGTTATGAAAGCAGTAGCCAAAAGAATTAAAGCTGAAAGAGAAAGACAGGGATTGTCTATTGCTGATTTAGCCAAGATCCTAAGCGTGAGCGAAAAAGATGTATTAGACCTAGAAAATGGCGAGATGCAATTAACAATGCGTGACATAGATCTGTTTGCTATCGCTCTTGAGGTTAGTGCTGATAGATTGAAATTCGGCGATGATTGGCAACCTAATCTAGGCGTCCAATCAAAATTTGAAAACCCTCGATATAATCACTCAAACGTAGCGACAAATACCGCAGCCACGATGACAACAAATAATTATTATCAAGGTAACGGAAATTCGGATCTACAGTTGCAAATGGAACGAATGGAGCAAGCGGCACATACTGGTAGGCTTGGTGCGTTTACGCAGTTAGACAGGATCGAAGAACAGAATAAATTGCTCTTGGAAAGGATCGAGCATATAAACGAGAAAATGGATTACGTAATGAGGTCCAAAAATGATTAAGATTAAAAATGATGATGATTTTATTAATTTAATATCATTACTAGTTAATGATGAAAGCCTGAATCTAAGTAGTAAAGATTTTGAATTTCCTGAAATTAAATTTGAAGGATACCCGACACTACTTTTTAATGTAAAAGGCGAGACTTACTCATCAACACTAACAACGCCATTGCTTAATGCTTTGTCTGGCTTGACGTCAGAAATTCAGAAATCATATTGCTTAATTAAATATCAGACTTCAAATCTTCAGCGATTAACGGTGGAAGATAAGCAAGATATTGATATAATATTCCAAATTAGAGATGGCTCATCCGAGGGCGAAAGCGATAATTCAAAAATTGCCAACGGAATATTTAATATGATTAAAGAAGGGATGGTTGGTATGAATGGTTGGCAAAAATTAACCGTGCTACTTACTTTTATTGGAACCGTTGGCGGTCTAGGTTATAAATGGCTAGACGAAAAAGACGTACCTTTGGATAAAGCAATTACATCTCTTGCCGAAACAAATATAAAGGCATTAGATCTATTACTCTTAAAAGGCAGCACGGAAGTTTCAGAAGAAATTAGCGTACATTCGGCGCAAGGGAAAGCAATTTTCTTCAAGGAGGTGGCAAAAGATCCAAACGCTGAGCAGGCAACATTAAACAAATCGACCGCCGACCGTAGCCAGTTAGATGAATACAAGAAAAGAACATCTAAACAGAAAGAAAAAATCCCAAAAGTCGATTCGTTTATTATAAAAGGTATTGAGCTTTATGCACCGCAATACGTAGAAACAGACATTGATATTACCGTGATTAGAGAATCCGATGACACAGAATTTACACTGAGAACATCGCTAGAGTTAATGAGTGATAAAGAGCTATCTGAATTAAAAAACGCCCTTGGCACAAACAATCTCGTGAAGATAGCTTACGAAGAAATAAAAGAAAACGGGCGCATAACAAAAAGTCAGTTCGTTCGAATTGAAGAATAGTAAAAAACCGCCATCAAGGCGGTTTTATTTTATGATTTAAAGCACTTAATTAAATCCTCAAGTACTACTCTCTCCTCTTCATTCGCAAAGATAATCTCTAGTCTATCATCTACCCTAGATACAATCTCATCAACTCCCAAATCCTTAATTAAGTCGCAATTTAGCGAGATTAGCCACAACTTAAACTTTTCTTTCATAACCCCTCCTTTTCTCTTAGCAATCATACCTTAAGCAAAAGTGCGGTCTATTTTTACCCTTAAATTTTACGACACGAATCGCAAAAACGATAAAAATACGAGAAAAAATCGCATTATTAACTAGGACTTAGTCGCAAACTGTTTAAAAAACAAGCAATCAAACATCTCCATCTGAAATTCATTTCATTTAAAATCAATATTTTACTAAATTTTATCTAAATTTTATTTAATTTTTACTAAATAAATACTTTACAAAATATTTAGTTTTTACTAAACTACACCCATCAAAACGAGATACACATAAACAAATATCTCGATGCTCTTTAAAAATTGTGATGAAAAAAGCCCCTTTCGGAGCTTTATGGTTAAGTGAGGATTTCAACCTGAGTTGATTGGTTTGTAGATTTAACCAAATTGATAGCGTGTAAGCAATCAGTGTAGTTTTTATAGCCTTCCCCGCTATCTGCAATGATTTTACCGTTATCCGCTTTTAGACGCCATCGCCATTCAATGCGAGAATCCACATAAGTTTCAAATTTCATAAGGGGTTCCTCAATGAAAAAGTATTTATTCCATTATTACTTCCAAGGCGCCAAATGGGCATGCGATGTTTACGCAAATAACCCGGAAGAAGCCAAAGAAAAAATAAAGGCAATGTCCCAAGCAATATATGACGGCGAATTAAAATGTGAAATACAAATTCCAGAAAATCCGCTTTCAAAAATAGCAAGGTTGATTGCAATAATAACTAAAAATATTCGTTAAGTAAGTGACTATCATCACGATTTTAGACAATTTGGATAAAAAAACACACTCGTGAAATGCCATTTGTGAAAATCGCCAGTTGCAGATTAAAAGCCCTGCACCAATGAGTGTGAGATATTGCGGAAATGACAAACGAAGCCAGTCGGCGGGATAAGCTAAACGCAATATCACATTTTAAAGCACATTTGAAGTACAGAGACACAACGGCACGTGAAACCGTTGCGAATGATAGAGAGAAGTGTGCTTTGAAATGGCTCTTTGTTGAGTTGGTTGTGGAAACCGACACCGTACAAAAACACGGTAGCGTTGTGAAAAATGATGATGGGTTCAAATCCCGAAAGAGCCTCCAGCTAAAGCCGCTTTCAAACGTGCGAAAGCATCGTCCAATCTCCTTGAATGAATAATTGACAACGAAAGCGGCTCTAGCTGGGAACAGCGTTTTTCATAATAAAAAAATCTCCTTTAGATTGGTTAGCCCCTAGCTGCTTTCACACTTTGGCACTAGGGGATTTTTTTAACCAATATTCCTAACCATACGAGGTAGCACTATGAACAAATTAATCAATTTTATTAAAACAACCGCTTACACAATTGCAATCATCCTTTCAATCTGCCTTGTGTTTATGGTTGTAGTTGTATCAACAGCACAAGCAAGCGAACCGACAGCCTTAGAACGCGAACAAGCAAGAATTCAATGGATTGCCGAGAACGGGCAATATCAACCAAATCTAACGGAACCAGCCAAACAAGAGGCTATGGCATACACAAACATTAAGCAAAAGGAATTAGACGATGCCAAGAATTAGATACACATCAGAAGTTAAGATTACTGAAACAGAAAACGGTTTTTTTATCGCAACTCTAATTATTAATGGAGTAACTAATCACTCTACTTATCCGCAGCGCTCTCAACAAAATGCAATCTTGTTAATTAACCGACAAATTGAGCGCTTTAACGCTATGAATGAGGTTAAATTACCACTATACGGGCAGAAACAAAGAAAGCCTAAAGGTACTAGCGATAAGATGAAAAAGGCTGGCAGAACTCGAATAATGAAGTCTTGGGTTAAATCTTTGGAGTTGTTTAAGGATTACACCAAGCAAAGATTAAGCCAATCTGAAGAAGAAAAGCAGGTGTATTTCACCAGTGCGGATTTACATCGCCAATTCAAATTTTACCCATGCACAAAACAAAGCGTAGTACACAGCGGATTACTTGCACCGCCTAAAGATATGGTGTGGCAAGGTCGCAGAGCTTTAATTTCTACGTTTGACGAATTAACCGAATACTTTGGAAAAATTGAGGTGCTGATAAATGAGCATAATAGCGGATTTGGAACGCCAAGAGTTCAATAAATGGGATAAACAGTGCAGCAAAGAAGATGACTACAATCGGGCGATAGAAATGGAAATAGAAAGCATTAAAGAAAATATTGCTAACTGTGATGATGATGTTATATGTGTTTTTAGAGAGAAGATGCTTGATTATGGTGAGGTTATCAACGCCTTTGATGATGATACATTTAATGATGATGAATTTATAAAGGCGGTTGCACTTGGCACTGACTACGAAGAAATGCGAATCAAAATCTTGACCGCTATGGCAGAAGATAGATTAGAACAGTTAGAAAAGGATTACAGAAATGGGTATATCCTTAATGACTAGCCAATAAAGGTGAAACAAAATGACAAACCAACTACAAAACAATCAACAAGTAAAGGCTCCTGTAAAGCATAAAACACTTCGGGAGCTTTTTAATGACCCGATTATCAAAACTAAAGTCGAGCAATTAATAGGAAAGAATTCAGCAACATTTGCGACAAGTGTAATGCAGATTGCTTCTAGTAACGCATTATTAAGAAAGGCTGAGCCATCAAGTGTTTTTAATGCGGCTTGTATGGCTGCAACCTTAAATCTACCACTTCAAAACGGGCTGGGTTTTGCCTATATCGTTCCTTTTAACAACAAAAAGGAAAACAAGATAGAGGCGCAATTTCAACTAGGTTACAAAGGATTAATTCAACTTGCTCAACGTTCTGGGCAGTTTAAAAGATTGGTCGCTGTGCCAGTGTATGAAAAGCAATTAATCGAAGAAGATCCAATTAATGGCTATGTGTTTGACTGGAAACAAAAACCAACGCAAGAAGAAAAGCCTATTGGATATTATGCTTACTTCGAGTTATTAAATAGCTTTACTGCTGAATTGTATATGACAGAGGCGGAAGTTGATCAACACGCACAACGCTATTCTCAAACATACCGCACTTACCTTGATAAGAAAGCAAGAGGACAATGGGCAACAAGCGTTTGGGCTGACAACTTCGAGGCGATGGCATTAAAAACTGTGATGAAGTTATTGCTATCAAAACAAGCTCCATTATCAGTTGAAATGCAACAAGCGGTATTAGCCGATCAAGCAGTTGTGAAAGATGCTGAAAATCAAGAATTCAACTACGCAGACAATATTCAAGATGCGAGCTTTGTAACGGTTGTAGATGATGAAACGTTTAATAACTGCAAGCAAAGCATTATCAACGGTGAAACTACTCTACAAGACTTGTGTGACAGTGGAGCTTATGAGTTTAGTCAAGAACAAATTGCGGAATTAGAGGCGGTTGAAAATGGAAATGTACAAGCTGAAAGCTAGATGCTCTGGGCTTTCTGATTTAATGGTTAAACCGAAAAGCGGTGGCGGTATATCTGCCACTGCTAAAAGTGCGGTGAGAAAGATAGTTAAATATGACTTGTTTGGCTATCAAGATTTTGAGGGTAACAAATACACCGAAAAAGGCATCGCACTTGAAGAACAGGCTATTAAATTAAGCGGTCGCAAGCGTGGATTAGCGTTAAAGAAAAACGAAGAAAGACGGGAAAATGATTGGATTACTGGCGAATGTGATATTTACGTTCCGACCAGAAAGCTAATTATTGATACAAAATGCTCGTGGGATATTGGTTCGCACCCTTTCTTTAGTGATGAAGCAGAAGAAAAAGCCAAAAAAGCAGGTTATACAATCCAAATGCAAGGCTATATGTGGCTATGGGATTGTGAAGAGGCTCAAATTGACTTTGTGCTATTACCTACTCCATACGAGCAATTATCAAGCTATGACGACCCGACACGATACATTGATTTAGTGGAGCAAATACCACAATCAAAACGTATTACGACCGTTACAGTTAAACGTGATGACAAAATCATCGAAGAAATCAAAGAGCGAGTTAATGCCGCTCAAGAATATTATCAACAATTAATTAAGGAAATGAGCTAATGGCTGGAATTAATAAAGTAATTATTGTGGGGAATTTAGGCAGCGACCCAGAAATTCGCACAATGCCAAACGGTGAACAAGTTGCGAATATTACGGTGGCAACAAGTGAAAGCTGGACGGACAAGAACACAGGCGAACGCAAAGAGGCTGTTGAATGGCATCGCATTGTACTCTATCGTCGACTTGCTGAAATCGCAGGCCAATATCTTACCAAAGGTTCACAAGTCTATATTGAGGGGCGCTTAAAAACTCGCAAATGGCAAGATAGCAACGGACAAGACCGTTACACTACTGAAATTCAAGGCGATAACTTACAAATGTTAGGCGGTCGCCAAGATGAACTGAAACAAGCGAAATCAAGCAAAGCTAAACCAGAGCCATTAAGTGCTATGGATGAGCAAGGTGATGATTTTTCAGATGGGATTCCATTCTAGGGGTTAGTTATGAGTAAATTTATTAAATTGACAAATTTTAGAGCTGGTGATGGTGATTTAATTGTAAATGTAGATTTAATTAGAACTGTAACATCAGCACACAATGACTACTCTATTATTAAGTTTTCTGACGAGCATAATGTTGTAGTAAAAGAAACTACGGAACGTATTTTAAAAATGATTAAGACCGCCAAATAAGGCGGTTTTCTTTTAGGTGGAAGAATGGAAAAAGAACAAGCAGAACACGAATTAGCGGAATTACACGAGAAAGAACGGAGTTTAGAAAAAGCTCTTGAGCTTGTGCGTGAGAAAATCCGTGAGTTAGTTAATTACACAGATAAGAACAAGGTATAGAAATGAATGAGATTAATGTGAGTATTCCTTATTCGTTGTTTAAAGATCTGTTTGAAGATTATTTTAAATACAATCTAATGCCAACAACCGATGAGCGAGCTGCTCTATGTATCGAAAATATAAAAAAGTATTGGGTTTTGCTTAATAGCGGAACTAGAAATGAGTTAATTCGACTATCTAAGTGCTATATATCACTCAATGGAAGAAAAACTGATGTAAAAGATTTTCTCCAATGGGCTGAAGATAATATCCATAATCGGCACCAAGCTAGTTTGCAGCGACCACTAGTTGATATGTTGCCAGTGGTTAATATGGCAAAGGTAAAACATAAAGCGGGTGATTGATATGATTGTTTGGGCATTGTTCGATAGTGGCAATGGTTGCTATACGCAAGGCGCAGAGCTATTTAATCAGTCAGTTGACAAGTCGGTGGAAATCTACCCTATCGGCATAGATATTGAGAGTAAAAATAACCATTTTATTAATCTTAATTTAGCTGATTATAGTCGTATGTTTGGTGATAACAAGCTATTCGATGAGCTTGATAAATTGCCTAAACCTGATTTGATTATAGCTAGTCCGCCTTGTGAAAGTTGGTCGGTTGCAAGTGCGATGTGGGGGGGGTAATGCAAGCTGGAAACAGGAAACTGGCGCAGTAAATCGTGAGTTATCAAAATTTACGGTTAGAAGTCGTGCGGATTATGATTTACCGCACGTCCAATTTAAATATGACCGCTCTTTCCTAAACCGCATTAATGGTGAACTTTGTATCTACAATACAATAGAAATTATCAAACGTTACAATCCGAAAGTTTATGTAATAGAAAATCCAGCAAGCAGCAAGATTTGGTATTACATAGACGATATCTTAGGCTTTAAAATTCCGTTTGATAACCTGGCTCACTATCATTGCTATGACTATCCACTGCGCAAACCGACAAGATTTAAAAGTAATATTAATCTTGGCTTGAGGCATAATCATAAGCTAAAGCCTGAAATCGGCTTTCAAAACTTCTCAAAATCATACAATGAGAGATCGAACATTCCACTTGAATTAATAGTGGATATTTACAAAGCAGTAAATAAATATTTAACAAATCCAATAGGCATTCCAAGTGAGCGCCTTTTGTTTTAAGAGGTAAGAAAAAAATGAAAAAATTTGACGACATTGGAATGTTGGAAGTTCCTAAACTAACGCCAGAACAAGTGCTGGAAAAGGCTTACAATGAGGATTCGCTAGTGTTATGCGATGGCAACCCTGATTTACCATTAAAAGTTATCGCCAAAACTAAAAACGGTGAGTTTGTGATGCAGCCTGAAGATGACACTATCCAACCATGGCTCGCTAATCTGACTATGGAATGGTTCTTTGCCAAAGATCTTGACCAAAAATTCGACACAATCACAAACACAATCGCTTTACCTAAGCCGTTTAACCCTAAGGATGGTGATAAGTATTTTTACTTTAGCGAAAATGGGGTTGAGCGCGTTACTTTTTGTGAGGCTGATGACAGTGATACAGGGCTTGCTGAAAATGGCCAATGCTTTCGCACAAGAGAAGATGCTCAAAAATGGCTTGATTTTATGAAGAGTATGATGGAGTAAGTATGAGTAGATGGATTAAGTATGATAAATGTGTGCCAGCAGAGGATGATTATTATCTTGTGTATCGTCCAAAGTATGAGCCACCAATAGCAGTAGCAATATATGATTCCGATTTATGGGGGTGGTTTGATTATGCGGATGATGAGGTATCTCACTGGCAACCACTTCCAGCACCGCCGAAAGATTAAATATTAAATGACAAATAACCGCTCTTATGAGCGGTTTTTTATTGGAGAGAATATGGGAAGAGAATTTTTTGATGAATACTGCAGTCCAGAATTATTAGCTTTAATAACTGGATATGTTTGTCCTAAATATCAGATGAAAAGCTTAAATGAATTCGGAATTCCTTTCCTTCATCCAAAAGGAAATAGAAAATTCCCGCTTGTGTTACGATCTGATGGTGACAAAATTTTGAAAGGTGAGAAAGTGCAGCCGATTACACAAACAAAGGAAAGAAGGCGGTCTGCAGTATTAAGTTAGTAAGGGGGATATTATGGCACGTCCAAGAAAACGAATTAATCAAGGATTGCCACAAGGCTTAGTATGCCGGAATCGAAAAAGAGCAGATGGATCAATCGTGGTGTATTACTACTACACGATGGCCGATAAAAAAGAAGTTGCGTTAGGAAAAGATAAGCACATTGCTATTCTGGAAGCAGCAAAGCTGAATATGCAGTATCTTACGAAGAAAGACAATATTCTGTTTATTGAAGTGCTTGAACGATATGAAAAAGAAGTTGTGCCGCTTAAAAAAGCGAAGAATACTCGAAACTCAAACATTCAGGCTATAAAGAAATTGCGCCAATACTTCCAAGATCCACCATTTACCCTTGATGAAATAGAGCCTATACACATCCGTGAATATTTAGATTGGAGAAAAGACGTTAAACCAACCGCAAATATTGAAGTTGGATTATTTGGCCACATTTGGAGCATGGCGAGAGAATGGGGTTACACTGAAAAGATCAGCCCATCAACAGGGGTTAAAAAATTCAAAGTAAATTACCGAGATGTGTACATTGAAGATTATATCCTAGATAAAATCTACGACTGCGCCACGGGGGATATGAAGGATATTATGGATGTGATGTATTTAACCGGACAACGTCCAATAGACGTGGTAAAAATCCATAGTTCGCACATTTACAACGATTTACTGCATATTACACAGCAAAAAACAG